CTTGCAAAGGTCGCGTTGTTTGCTATGGCAACCGAAGCTGCTGCCGCCGAGCCTGTAGTGTTCGACACAACGATGCTGTCGATCTTATTGACCGTTCCCGAAGCTGGAGTCAGACCAGTCAGAGCAGTCGTGCCGTTGTGCGTCCAAGTTGCTACAGCACTTGTGCCAGATGGAAGCAGATACGCTGTGTTGCCGTAGATACTTGTTACGTTGACAATATTAGGGTTTGCCATTACTTACTCCTCAAAAGGTACTCTATTGCTTTTGTCATGATTTCTGGACTTTCCTGTAAAAGACCTATACCAGTGTTGCAGCCATTACACAAAAGACCTCTTATAACTCCAGTGTCATGACAGTGATCTATATGCAATCCACGTTTAGTCTTCGGTTCAACGCCACAAATAGCACACTTTCCGTTATGCGCTTCACACAGCTTCATGAACTCATCTACGGTAATCCCGTACTTCTTTACCCGAGTAGATGCTTTCTTAACTGCGCTATACCCATGCCACCTACGCTTACAATTTATCTTATGACATTCTTTGCACGATTTGTTTGTTCTACGACCTAAATCATCTACATAAAACTTTGTGATGTCTGTCTCTCCGCAACCTACACAATGCGGTGTCTTCTTAATTGACTCTGATTGACTGATGCGATACGCAGGGTCTGACCAACGAGCCTTCGCTAAGTCACCTTGAGTTTTTCTTTGTTCTTCAGTCCACATTTTGTTTAGTTAGAATCCAAAAACTAAAACCCAAATATAAGTGCCATCGCAATACTCTTGCCTGTTGAGATGCCCGTGTTTGCCACCCAAGTGGGGGCAGTCGATGCGCCGTTTGTCTGAAGAATATAGCCAGACGTGGATGCCGATAGCTTAGTAAATGCTGTCGAACTTGATGCGTAAATAATATCACCCACGGTGTACGAGGCGAACCCAGTGCCACCGTTCGCAGCAATTAGCGTCCCGGCTACTGTCACCGCCCCGCTCGTTGCGGTGGATGGCGTAAAGCCTGTCGAGCCAAAGGTAATCGTCGTGACAGGGGCCGTGACTGCATTGGACGCCAACAGCTTCACAGTCCCCGCAGCGTTCTTAAAGTAAAGTTTCTCGTCAGTAGTATTGAGCGCCAACTCACCCGCGACAAGGTTCCCCGAAGTGGGGACTGCCGCAGCGGTTGGGCTGTAGTACAGCGAGATAGGCGTGTAGTTTGTTTGTGCCATTTTAGAATGTACCTCCGAAAATACCAGTTGTTGCCGTCACAGTCGTAGCCGCCACAGTTGTGAAGGCTCCCGTTGTTGTTGATGTTGCACCTACCGTACCGTTAATATTGATGCTGGCGGTTCCAGTCAAGTTAGTGACCGTACCACTTGATGGTGTACCCAAAGCCCCGCCGTTGACTACGAACGCTCCTGCAGAGCCTGTATTGACCCCTAGAGCCGTTACAACGCCCGTACCCGTAGTCGTAGTGCTTGGAGCTACTCCAGAACCCCCGCCGATCACAATCGCACTGGCAGCAAGGACGGCAGAGGTTGCCCAAGTCGATGCACTAGAGAAATAAACGATACCGCCAGAAGTGCCTGCTACCGTAAATGCTGGAGTCGTAGTCGGTGATGCTACAGTGATGATGCCGCCAGTAAAGCCAACAGTAGTGACCGTTCCTGACGTTGCAGGTGCTGCCCATGTTGGCGCACCGCTTGTCGTAGCCGTTAATACCTGACCAGTGGTTCCAGCAGCAGTAGCTACGGGTACAGCACCCGCGCCACCGCCGTACACCACACCGTACTGCGTAAGAAGCGCCGAGGACGTTATAGTTCCAGTTGCCGTGTAAGCGGGAATTCCACCGCTAGTCCCAGCCGTAAGCCCTGTGCCGCCGTTAGCGACAGCCAACGTCCCTGCAACAGTTACCGCGCCAGTCGTAGCGGTAGAAGGGGTAAGCCCAGTCGTGCCAAACGTGATCGAACTGACGCCAGATCCAGCGCCAGAGAACTGCGCCCATGTTATTGGAGTCGTCCCTAAAGTCCCGCCAGCGTTTGAGGTACACACCCAGCCCGTGTCAGCCTGTGTAGTTCCCGTCTCGACAAATACATACGCACCGGGAACCTGCGCCCAAGTGTTCATGTCCGTCGAGCGAGTCCAAGCCCCCGCCGCTACGTCATAGATACCGTTGTTTTGCGACAGGGTTTGGTTCTTGACCAGACACCGATCAGCCGCAATCAACGCAATTCCATCTACCGTCTGCGTGCCAGATAGCGTGATATTTACCGTAGTTGCCGCAACTACTGAAGCCTTGGTATCAAGTCCTTGCGCTACGGTATCGACATAAGACTTGTTCGCTATGTCGGTTGAATTGGAAGGGGTCGTTGAAATCGTCCCAGTTGTCAGCGTGACGGCGTTAATTGTCGTGTTAGTTGCGCTAGTTATCTGACCCTGCGCATTAACCGCGATGACAGGAACAACCAACGAAGATCCGTAAGTTGCAGCAGAAACGCCCGTGACATCAATGCTAATCGTGCCTGACGAGGTGATAGGGCCGCCTGTAAGCCCCGTACCTGTGGCTACTGATGTAACACCTGACCCAGTAGCAAACGCCGTCCAGACGCCTCCCTTGACCCCTTCAAAGACCGCTGAGGTGGAGTTGTAGCGGATGTTCCCGTCTGTCGTCGTACCGCGCTGTCCAGTCGTACCCGCAGGCAAAACCATCCCGCCAGTGCCGGGAATCGTCGGATTTGAAGTTATGGATACCGTAGGATTCCCACCGACTCCAGTTCCATTCGCTACGTCAATCTGATTAGCCGTACCCGTTATCGTTGAGCCAGTAATAGCCCCACCAGTCGATAAGGTCACCAATCCGTTAAAGCTGGCATTTGCAATGTTGAGCATCTGCCCAGACAGCGAGATTGTCGGATTACCCGCTATGCCATCCCCATCAGCTACCGCAAGACCTGTAGTACCAGCCGCAACAGAACGGTTAATTAACGTAGTTGCGTTAGTCTTTACCTGTATCCCTGCGCTAGAGCTAACCAGCGAGGACAACGCCCCAGTGGTCGTGATATTAAATAGACCCTGCGCACCGCCGTCAGTAGTGACAAGACCGTTCGTAGCGCCTATATATCGGCTATTTGAAAGAGAAGATTGAAGACCAACAGTCAGAAATGTCTGCGTCTGTGACGGCGAAGCAGAGATAGCGCCCGTAGTCGTCTGGACGGTTTGCCCATTTTGGACGATAGGTACAGCTTCCGTCCCGGTAATCGCACCGGCTGCTGGGAGTTGCGTGATCTGGATATTAGCCATAGTTAAGTGCTTAATGAGTCCAAATTACCAGTATTAGAGGGCGTCTGCGTATTTTGCTGTGGAGAAATTATAGAGTTCCCATACGCTCCAGTTATCAGATCGTTTGTATCCACAGCTATGTTCGCGTCAGGTCGAGGAAACCTAATCGTAATGCGTTCAGTCTGCCTAGCAGCAAGTCGGTACGGGTCAATATTATCCTGACATCCCTCGTTGCAGACCTGAAGGCCGGGGAAGTTAGGGTCAGACCGCATGACCGATTTAGCCCTCTTCATACGGCATCTATCGCAAATAGCAATAGAAAGTACCGCATTCCCGAGGGTGCTAAGAAACCGTGGCATCAGCGTGTATAAACCGAAATATTCGGGGCTAGGTAGATCGGACTCTTGTCACGCTCTTCCTGCTCCGCATCAAAGAAGAATTTATCAGCCATCTTCTCTAGGTAGGTAATTCTATCAGCCTGCACTCCGGGCAACTCTAGCGCCATCCTATGCGCCAAAGTCATCACGATAGCCTCATACCACCGCTGCGGGATTTGCAATGAGTCCTGCAATGACCCGACATCCTCGATCTGGTTGTGACACCAGACCGTGATTTGAACGAAAGGGTCAGATGGGGTAGGCCACAAGTATATCGTCGGCTGAGGAATTGTCCTGTCAAACCAGAACTGAAACGGCTGGTTAGACGTAAAGTTCTTATTCGGCAGGTTCGTGTAGTCATCACGGTTAAGCCGTGACATCTGAATCTCTGTGCTGTTGTTACCTACATAGAACTCACGCAAAGCCAAAGTTGCCCCGTTAGAGGCACGAATGCGGTAAAAAGTAACAGATTGACCCGGATCTATGTCCGTCCACACCCATTGATTGTCATAGACCGTGATCGCCCCAAGACTACTTAGCGTAGACCACGTTACGTTGTCGGTAGAATACTCAAGCGTAATCGTCCAAGATGCGGATCCACCGCCTGATACATAAGGCAGAAAACCGATAGAGCCAGCATAGATGGGGTTGTCAGTACCGTAACTGACCGAAATATTGCCGTTTGCGGATGTCTGCTGACAAAAAGTATCTACATCGTTATCGTAGACGTTTGCGACGACACCGCCAGCCGAGGTAGCGTAATTGCCCACAGGACGATTCAAAGTCCTGTACAGCGTGTTCAGAACGTCTACCGTACCTACGGGGAGGGCGTAGATGTACTTGTTAGCCGTAACACCAAGAACCGTCTTAGTAATCGCCCAGTATTGGATACCGCGATTGGCAAGATTGGAAAGCAAGAAGAACAGGCTCTCACGCGCAGTTATCTGCTGCTCAGACGTTAGCTCTTCAGCTAACTTGCCGCATCGCCGCGCACCGTGATCGATAAGCTGCTGAACATCGATTACGGTCTGACCAACAGTGCCTGAAGTCGCCATTGATATTTACCAGCCCGGACAATTTCAGCGTTTTAAAGAGGCTTTTGCTCTTGGAGCATCACCAGATGCGTGCTTAACAACACCAGACATACGCGCACAGAAAGAATTCTTACGAGCGCCACCTTGCGGTTGAGGTGCTTTTAAGTTACTTCCCGTCTCTCTATTATACTTATCGCGGCCTTTCTGAGTAAGACCCGCACCTTGCTTTGTAGAAAGTTTTTCACCGCGACCAATAGCTAGTGATGGATTCTTTTTTGCCATAGTCAAAACCTGTACTTAGCTGTTTTCTTAGCTATGCTTTTGGGTTGAGCCACAAACTGCTTACCCGCCGCTTTACCTTGCCTCTTAGCTTTAGTTGTCGCCGCGTATTCAGCAGAAGACAATGACTTTATAGCCGCTTCAGGAAGATACCTCTCGCCTGTCTTTGACGAAGGCTTGCCTGACTTAGTACGCCATTTTTGATCACCCCAACTTTTGAGGGATTGCTGTGGCGCTTTCAATCTGAGTACCCGCCGCCAGCAGCCTTATAGCGTTTGGCTACAAGTTGAGCTTTTCTGGCTGACCACTGCCCAGCCCCAGTACCTTGAACCGCAGCCGCTTTAACGCTACTGACAATACGCTTGCGCATCTCAGGCTTGGTGTAATTGCCAGCGGCATTTACCTTTCCACCTTTGTCCATCTTTTTGTCAGCATTAACAAACTCTTTTCCTACTTTTGTAGGAACACCCACCTTCTTGGCAAAATCAGGGTTGTGCGCAACTGCCGCCATTAAACGGTGCTGAGATGGTGATTTGCTTGGCATGGTTAGTCTGGGTTCTTGATGTAGATGCCTTCAAATTCAGCAGACACATTAGAAGCCCCTGCTGAAGCAATTGCTCTAATTTCAATGTCTGTCTTTTCAGCAAAAACAAGAGGGGTGTGCAAATCAAGAATGAAGTCACCATTACCAGCTCT